ATGGATGCTTTTGAGTGTTTTTGCAGAATGTGTCCGCCTGAAATGTTGATTAAACAGTTTTTGGCAGGATTGGTATTTGTGGTATTTGGATTATTGGTGGGAAGCGTTACAACTTTTTGGACTGGCTTTCCAATTCAAGTTTTTGGTTTTTTGTTTTGGGTTTACATTATTTTCATTGTTGTTAAGAGCGTTTACGTTGCTGAAGCAATGAGAGAAGAGGACTAGGTGGTAATTATGGCTTATACATTACGATGCAATCAAGAGCAGGAAGAAGATATACAGAAAGTGGTAGAGCTTACATACAGTAAGACGGTATCTAATGCTATTCATAAAGTTGTGATGAGATACCCTAGTCTGGTTAAGCAGAACGAGACGTTAATGAGGGAACTATCTGATTTGCAGAAAGAGTATGATGAACTGCTGAGAACGGTAAAAACTAAAATCGAGAACGATGCTATGTTAACAAAACTGGCCGAATCGGATTTTAAAATTAAAAGACCAGAGTGGTATTAGACTGGATGATTGCAAAAAAGTATTTAAACCTGACCTTCAGCTCGAATTTTTGCAATCATTTTTTAATTGAAGTTGCAGCTGAAGAGGAGTGAAATGCAATCATTTTTACCTTCAGTAGTTCCCGTTCCTGAGCGGCCACGAATTCAAAGTGCATCTTTATCAGACTTGAGCCAGTTCCCACCCTCATGACCACCCACGTTATTTTGTTGCGTCCTCCAGCTATGGCGCTCAGACTTCGCGCCTACGCTGTCGGACTTACAAAATACTTAGATTATCCGGAATTTTTGGTTTATCCGTTTTATCTTCTTCTACTGGCTTTTGAATCTCGTTAGGCTGGCAGGGTATTAATACCTTTTTGTCATCGGAAATCAGGACGACAAGGCATTCATTAATAAGCTTGGCTGTTATTCCGAATATTTTTAAATCGTCTGAGCTGATAGAGAATTCTGTTTCATCTTGTTTGAGCGTGAAAAAATAATCTCTATCTACAGCAATTTTATTTTCGTAGATTGTCTGATAACCGTTGAAGTAAATTTTTTCAGCGTTGTAAGGCAGGTCTAAAGGAATAGATTCATCATAATAAATCTGCTCGCTGTCATTACTACCATTATCAGAATTATTATTTTTAACCACTTGAAGATTATTTTCACTGGTTTTCGTATCAGCTTCCAAATTATCCGAACTGGGTATTTCATCAGGCGAAATAAATTTCGTGTATGTGAAATATGAGACGTAACAGATTGCGAGGACTGCGAGCGATAGCATGAAGATGAATCGCGCTCCGAACATGTTTCGCTCGACTTTTTGTGTGTGTTGGCCTGTTCTTGTGCTTTTATAAAGCCTGAAAACGGTTTTCGGAATTTTTGGGAAACTGGTTTGGTCTTTGCCATTGGCTACGCCTCCGTTTGTTTGTGGTGGATGGCTTAGAACGCGTGGTCTGCGTTTATAATAGGGTATAAACTTGCCAACACTGTCTTTGCTTCGATGGTGGAATGCAGTTTGTAGAACGCCCCGAACGTCTTTATTTAACTGTCGTATATCTGGAGTACATAAAATAATATCCCAGTTATAGTGACGATGTTTCATAAACGATTCTTTGAAGTTTTGCGGGTATCGTGCATAGCCGTTTTCGTCATACAAGCCATAACCTAAATCGTCCCGAGTTTCTTCCATTTCTTTATCATCTTTGCATCGGTATTTTTCAAGCTGTGACTGATAGGTTTGAATGACTTTAGGTGGTAATACTTTTTCATATTCTGATATAGGTAAAAGATCATACTTTTCGTCATCGGCTTTAAAGGTTCTATCATTCGGATAAATGTTTTGAACTTCATCTAGTATTAATAATGAACCAATAGGGAGCCAATGAAACCAGCGCCTCAGAACTGCTAAAGGTTCAGCATAGTCGGTATTAATTCGAATAATATCCGCTGAATCAGGAAATTTTTCGTTTAACGTTTTTTCAATGCCTGCTTTATCTTTTAAGCCTTGGATGTTTGTTACAACTATCCGGCCGTCTCTTAGAGCGGGTAGCATTTCAAACCAGACGGCCGATGATGTTTTATAAGAGCCAGGCTCTCCCCAAAAGCAAAACGCTGCCATTTTATTTCCTTATAAAATTAATAATAAACTTAGTTAAATATGCATTTAATAGAAAATTTAGCGAGTTGGGTATTTGCATAATATTGATTGCAACGCGCAAATCATTTGGTAATGCTGCGAGTTGATTATTTAGGATTGTGCCGAAATTGAAATTTTCTATTAATTGTTTGGCTATTGGCCACACAAATTTAATCGTTTGGTACTCAGCCCAAAGTTGCGCTTTTACATACCATTCGAACAGCCAAGCGAAAAAGCGGTCTATTAAGTTTGGCGTGTCGTCTAAAAAGAATTTTTCTATACTGTTTAATGTTTCTATCGCGTCAGAAAAAAAGCCGCCAGTACCGTCATTTGCGAGCGCAGAAAATGACGATACCGCGGCAAGGGTAAATATGAATAATATTTTTTTGTTCATTCTACTAACCTGAATAATCCGACTAATATGCAGATTGCATAAATAATCACCCCAATGGCTTGGAGTGCTGGCGTTAATTTTTCGAGTGACAAATCAAAATCGCCATAGGTTAAGCTGAGCGTTCTTTGTTCAAACGCTGAGCCCTCAACAGTGATTTCAACAATGTTTGTTAATTCTGCTTTGGCGGAATCTAAATAACTTTGTATATCGTCCCTGATTGTCTGAGCTTCTTCTTTAACTGTTGCAATGTCTTCGGGTGTAAAGAGGGCATCTATAGCACTTCTATCGTGTTCGTTTTGGCGTTTAGTGTATTGAACGTCTTCTGGTTTTGAATCTTCAATTGCATTTTTTATTTCACCTAATTTGTTTTGGGTTGTGATTGCTTGTGAACCTAAACCTTGACCGAGATTTTGAATTGCTGTTTTAGTGGCATCGCCGGATTTAATAATGGTTTCAGAAATTACACCGGTGCCTTTTTTGATTTCAATTAGCTGCTTGTTTCCGTCCCTGATTAAATTGTTTGTTTCTGCGATAAGCTCGTTTCGTTCTTTGTCTACTTCTGTCTGTTCTGTTGCTTCTGATTTGTCTTTTTCGAGCCAGTTTCCGCCAGCATCATTGCATACTGAGCAACTGGGATATGTGTAACTTGAGTCATCTAGTGAGCAAGTTCCTACGGATGACATATTTGAACAGTCTGTTCCTGTGCCTGCTGTGGGATCTTTTGTCCAAGTGCCATTGGCATCTTCACAAGCGCCTTTTGATGAATATATAACACCTAGTGAGCAATAACCGTTAGTATCAAGTGATGCGCTGTCATCGCCTCCGGCTGCGTCTGGATGTCGGTTTGGGTCGCATAGTAGTATTGTCCCTGAATTTATGCAGCCATCGTCGCATATCTCTGAACCGCTTATAGTTTGACAATGTTTTGAACGGTCGGCTTCACAATAGTAACCTGTAGATATAAAAGAGCATTTTTCGGGATTAGGGTTTTCTAAATCTTTTCCGTCTGTGTCGGTAGGTGATGGCTTGTCATAATCTGGATAGTTTGAATCTTGTCCGCAGTATGATGAAGAGCTTACACCTACCATGGAGGTGATATTTCCAAAGTCATCAGTGACGGCCTCATAATTACACACTGTGCCAGCGCTTGGATTATACCAACAAGCTGAAGTTTGGCCGGATGCGTCGGGGCTGATTATTGAGCTTTGACACTGTTTGTCCTTGGTTGTTGTGTTGTTTTGTTCGTCTGATTCTTCTTTTTGTTGTTGTGTGTAGTCTTGATATTGTTTGTCTGATAAACATTTTGTTTGACCGTCAATGTCTACAGGGTTTCTATACCAGTCCTGTGATTCATCATAATTTGAGTGCGCTTTTTCTTGCTCTGTTGGTTCTGGGCACTGTGAAACGGTTGTTGTTCCAAGCGGAGTTACAGCAAAATGTATACTTTCATTATAATAAGAACCGTTTGACACAACCTCATAAATATAATGGACATAGCCATAATTAGAATGTAACTCTATGTTTTGAGTTGAAACATAATTAACGCTTGTACTTTCAGCAAGCATCGCTTGTCTGTCTGTTTCTGCATTAGTTGAGCATGAATTGAGCACGTCACTTTGGTCGTCTCCGGTTAATAAATGATGTTTTTCATTTGAGCCAGAACCAGTTTTACAATCCCACGTTGAAACTTGTATTTGCTCTTCGTCTTTGTAATTTTCCCGTTCTTCCCAAAAATTTGCATGAGCTAGAAAAGTAAAAAAAATAGATAATGTTGTGACTGTTTGTGTTAGGTGTTTGATTAGTTTCATGGTGGGTTATCCGTGAAAAGAGGGGGCAAACGCCCCCTGTTTAACCTGCTCTGATTCCGCTTGTGAAGCCCTCCACGAAGCAGTAAGCAAAGCAGCAAGCGAAGAGAACAGAAACGGCCATGATTATTTACCAATCATGCGAACAACTGCATATAAGCCAAAACAAATAGCAGAAATACCGATAACGGCCACAACTGCTGCTGTAACGTTGGCTGTTGCGTCGGTTTGTGCACTGGTAATTGCTGCGGAATGGTCAACGGCCATCGCTGCGCCTGAAATAAACGTTGCTGGTACTGCTGCCCATTTGCTGCCTGAGATTAATTTTTTTGCATATGTTTTCATAAATCACCTGTATGGTTAGGTTTAAGTTTGAGTTTATGTGTGCTTTTTAACTCTGTGCTGAGTATTAACGCCCCAGCATGCGAGCCACACGGCCGATACCATGACCAGTTATAAATGCAACCATCATGTATGCGGTTATGTAGCTAACGTCTGCGGCTGATAATTCGAAAAAGTTTAGAAAATTGCTTGCTAGCGCTTCTGATGTCACAAACTCTTGCGAAGTCCAACCGGAAGAACACGAAAAGGTGTGTTGACCGTTTGCGGTTTCTTCTGCGGTTATTGTTCCGTCACAAGCGATAGTTAGCATGGGTTAAGCTTCCAAGCGAGTAGGGCTTTTAACTTCTTTGAGTCCTAACTCTTTTATTGCGAATCTTGGGTCTAAATAAAATTCACCAAAGCTGACGTTTTGATAAAGCGTAATTTCAACTTCTTTTCCTTTAAGCTGTGCAATATGATTTGTGAATTCTGCGTTTACGTCTTTTGCGCTGATATAAATACGACGAGTTTTATTTTCGATTTCGCCCCATTCGTTGACTGATTCGTATTGGACACCGATAGCACTGCGTTCGATTGTGCCGGATTCTCCGGTTGGCTTTTTCCAATCTCGATTTGCTTGCTTGATGCCTATAATTTTGCCTTTGAAATACAACATAATTTGCTCCTTAGTTAGCTTGCGATTCTGTCCACTTTTGCGAGTGGCATAGGTATTACGTTACTCTTAACAAGGTCTGATAAAAGTTGCGGTACTTTGTAGTTGTCTGGCGTCTGATTAGCGAAATCAACGTTAACGATTTTGATTAGTGGCATGACGTTATTTTTCTCAGACTGTTGTAAGTTTTGTAACTGTGCTTTACTGAAACCAGCTTCGATAAGGAGCGCTATTTTTCTTTCAAAGTTGCGTCTTTCTGACATTTCTCTTACTGCGTAATAGCCGTTTTTCTTTAGTGCTAAATAGAAGTCGAAAGCGTTGTTTGCTTTTGTGTAGCGGATTTGACCTGTTTTGGTTTCTGTAAATAATCTTTGTCTTAGCGTGTCGCGTACTTTCATATCGTCTGTCATGTCGATTTCCTGTCCGCTGAGGGCGGTTAATATATTCTTAAATGAGTTTTGCCAGAACTGGCGGCATAGTGGTTTATCTTCTGCATAGTCTAAGAAGTCGATTAATCGGTGTGGTATGCCTTGGCGTTTTAACTTTTCTTTTTTGATTGTTGCTTCAAATCTGAGTAAGCCTTTGCTGAATTCTTGAATTTCTTTACTTTGTAGTTGTTCAATTTCGTGCTGATAACAGCCTGATTTTAATTTTTTGTGTTTACGTTGAAGTTCGTTTAATTGATGTTTTAATTCGATTTCTTTTAGATAGACTTTTAGTTGAATGAGTGAACCTTGTTTACCGTTTTTTGAATCTGATTTGTTCCAGTAGAGCGTTGTGCCTTTATCTTTTGTAAGTTTGTTTTGTCCGGTATTAACTGAGCGTAAAAAGTCCAGCACACGGGATGCTATAAGACTATTTTCAAATCTTGCTGAATATGTGCAGTCGATTTGTTTAATTTCGATATTTTCAAAGCAAAGCAGATGCTGGATTGGTGAATATGCGTATATGAAAGGTTCAAGAACCGCCAGAGCAGCAAGGCGGAAATCTTCAAAGCCGAATACGTTATGACCCTGTAGCAATTTTGCTGGGCTTGCTTTTACTTCGATATGAGGTATGTAATTTTTGCCGCCTTTACGGATTTTAACGGCTAATGTGCTAAATGAGCTTGGTAAGCTTTCCCATGGGTGCGAAATGTCGCTGACGTCCATTTGGTAACTTGTTTCGCCTTGCTCGTTTTCGACAAGTTCAAAATCTACAGAGTGAGCCTGTAGTTTAAAACCAGCTGTTGATAGCTCTTTGATTGTTGAGTCGTGAAGTTCACCGCCTTTGTAATCATCAAAGAACCAAAAATGCTTGGTTTGAAATGGAACCTGTAAAACGAGCATATCAATCATTGAACAAGCTCCGATAATTCAGATACTAGCGTTTGCTCTATATGTTCATTGCATGAAAGATGTGGAGTTGAGAAGAATACGAATGTTGATACGTGGTGCTGCTGGATACCATCTGGAACAATCAGTTTTTCGTAGTCGTGTAGAATCGATTCCTTAGCGATTCTATTTGAATCGATGTAAGAACCGTCTTTAAAAACTATTAATTCACGTGGCATGGGTTAGTCCTTTTTTTCCATTAATTGCTGATAGCATTCGTTAAGTTGTGGTTCGATATCTTTCAAAGAATGAACAAAAGAAACATCAGAGAAAACCATGCCACCAATGAAAAAACCGACAGCTACCACAAAAATTAAAATACTTGTGTCTAAATTTAGTTTTTCTTTTTGGGTCAAAGCTGGCATGTTCAAAACTCCGTTTAGTCAGATAATCCATTCAAGCAATTTGGGCACATGTATTTGTAAGCACCCAAAATCTGAGTCTTAGGATGCTGCCGACAGTTGCGCTTTTCTGAGACTGTTAAGCAAGTTTGGCAAACTAATTCTTTAGAATGTTTTGAAACTGAAGCGTGACGAAAACCGCGGAATTTATCTGTAATAAAACCACCTCTAGGAATGGTTCGTATAGATAAGCTTGGTGATTCCAGACGAATATAATCAATCATTTTCAAAACTCCTTTTTTGGTTCCCACCTTTAGAAACTTTTTTAATTTTGTTTCTAATTTTAGGAACTGTCAAATGTTCGAAAGTTGGATATTAGTCAATAAATAAGCGAAAATTTGAGAATTAAATAGATTAAAAGGAATTTAATGATGAAGTATTTAAAAATGGGTATTACTGTTTTCATAGCTGTATATTTAGCTAATATTTTGAGCAATTTAACTTCGGATTATTTTAGGTTGTATTTATTGGCTAAAGGTCTAGAAAAAGCATCAAATAATCTTAAAGTTAAAAATGAAAAATCCTATGATGAATTACTGGCAGAATCTAAAAGAGCTCTGGCAATAATGGATAAAAATACGAAAGCTCAAGTAGCTGAAATAAATAGAAAAAATGAAAAAATAAATGCCAAGTATGAATCAGATATGAGAACTTGTAAATTCTGGTTGTCAGAATACAAAAAAGCCATTAGACGGGAAAGTAGCTACTCTTTGGAGTATACTAAAATGAATAAAGATACAGCATGCAACAAGGTTGGCTTGTAATGAATTATGAACGAACAATTATTGAAAAATATAAAGACAAACTTGGATACAAACAGGATAAACAAGTTATCGCTGATTTAGGTATCAGTAAATCGCATTTTTCTGAAATAAAAAGTGGAAACAGACACTTAACAGATGAGCAAATAGTAATCCTTTGTAATAATGCTGGGTTTAATACCGTAGAGGAATTAGCAAAGTCTCATTTTGAGACAGCAAAAAGTCCCAAAGTAAAACAAGCATGGTCTGAACTTGTAAAAAAGATTAGCGCTACAGCAGCTAGCCTGATTGTAGCATTGGCGCTGGTTGGCGCACCTATGAAAGACGCTGAGCCGTCTTTTTTATAGCCCATAATGTAGATTATGTTAAATCGTGTGTTTGTTAAGTTATGTCAATCGTATTGTGGTGATTTCTTGATAAATCGTCTAAGTAAGTAAATCTCCGAAATAAGCGGATTAGATAAATTTAGATGTCCCAGGATGTCATGCACCACATTTAATTATTCATTAACTTATTTATTTACAAAACCAATGCCTTTGGTACTTAATAAAATTAGTTCAGCACCTTCTGGGTGTGCTTCATAGCTTTTTGCATAGATTATCCCTCTATCTTCTAAATAAATAAAGTGTGATTTCGGTAGTACCATTTGTTGCTTGGAGCAAGGCATTCCAACTGAAAATGTAATTAAATAATACCTGCCTTTAGGAAAGTTTAGTTTCTCAGCAACGCAGTAGTTTACCCCTGCAAATTGCCAGTTTTCTGGTAATTCAGTTGTAGTTGGCACAACTAGTTTAAAACCTAACATAAACGCACAATTATTTTTTTCTGAATCTTTACATTGGTTATACCTATCTAGCTCGCCAGCATAATACATTGTCCCTTTTGCGTCGTTTAATTCTATTATTTCTCCGTCGATAGAATAATAATATCTAAATTCTTTATCCAAATTAGTTGCACCAGCACTGCATTGAAACAATATTATTACAAATAAAATCAGCCGCAT